GCTTTTGGACGATTGCATGTACGACAAGGCGTTCATGAAAGACACATGCATCAGGCAATGTTTCATGAACGGGCGTCACTGGAAAATCTTCTTTTTGCTTACGATGCAGTACTGTATGGACTTGACGCCTGACCTGCGCGCCAACGTCGATTACGTATTTGTCCTCCGTGAGAATGTGATTCAGAATCGCGAGCGCCTGTACAAGGCGTTCTTCGGCGTCTTCCCGACGTTTGACATGTTTTGTCAGGTGATGAACGCCTGTACTGAAAACTACGAGTGCCTCGTCCTCGATAACACGAGCAAATCCAACAAGATTGAGGATTGCGTCTACTATTACAAGGCGCCTATCCGTAAGGGGTTCCGCATCGGATCTGAAGCCATGTGGCAGTACCACCAGAAGAACTACAACCCGAAGCACGTCGCAGCACCACTGATCACGTCTGGAACACCAGCTGGAAGTGCACGGCGTCCAGGAATCACTGTGAAGAAGGTCTAAACTCGTCTCCGCCGCAGGTGGAGACACTGTCGCGCCCCTTGTTCGTCTCCGTATGTCACTGCTTCGTGTCTCCCCCGTTGGACTGATCGCGCCCCCTCGACGTAAAAGATTTCACGCGCAGCAATAGATGATTATCGAGAATCTCGATTTCAACGGATCGAGTGATATCCTGCAGTACATTCCTCAGGTGGACACCGAGAAGCCGGTCCAGCAGCAGAGTTCTTTCGGTGTTCCAGATGAACTTCAGCCGGTGTACCAGACGCGTTCGATCGACCAACCCGAGTTATTTAAAGCCGAAATAAAACCTCCTCAAATAGAAATGGATTTCTCGACATCAATCGCCGACATCGTACCGAGCGCCGATTTCGACTCTGCCCCAACCATGGGCGGCCCGTACAAGAACCCTCAGAACAACAGAGTGGCGGCGCTGAGCCTGGACAATGCGTCCGCCGGTCCAGCTTCGTCGTCCTCTTCAAAGAACCCATTTGGTCTGACTGATGAGCAGTTGAATGCGGCGATTGCAGGCATTGCCGCAGTCGCTGCATTCTCCAAGCCGATTCAGAACAAATTGGCGGATCTGATTCCTAAATTTATGAGCGACGCAGGTGACCTGTCAGCGACGGGCATGCTCGCCACCGCATTCATCGCGGCTGTTATTTTTTTCATTGTCCACAAATTCGCCAAGCCTCCTCAGAAAAAGTAACCATTTTGTTACCTAGTTCGAGTACTTCCATTTAAAACCACCAGATGTCTTGGTTCTGCCTTTCAGACATATAGTCACAGAAGAAGCTGCGACATTTATACTTTCTGCAGCTTCTTTCACCGATTCAAATTCATGAATAAATATATCGTCATCCGTGAACTGACTGACACGTTTCTTATTAGTTTGTATAAGACTTTGCATATGTTGAATAGCGCGTAGACGGAATTCCGGATTATTTTTAAGTGGATGTTTATCGCCTTTTTTGCATTCACTCATTTTTCGCTTTGTCTCTTCTGAAAGTTTTATACCTAAAAATCGTCCTTTAGTTGCTTCGCTTATACGCTGTCTTGTTTCTTCTGTGTGTGTTTTTCCGTAAAAATGATTATCGGCTCCAAACCGCCGAACAATAACCCCTGTATGTCCTAGACCCCCTTTTGCTACATTATAGTCTGGTTTGAGTTGTTCAATTACTTGTATTTCGAGCTCATTGAGTTGTTTCTTGAGTTCAGTTTTACTTTCGCATTCAACTGTGTGAATAGGTTCCATTGTAAACATATTCACTCCGTATTTTCTCATAGCTAAATGAATTACCATATCATCAGATAGATTCTTAGTATCTGAGACATGGTCATTCCATCTCTTCTGGAGAGTTTGTATAGTCTGACCTATATAAAACTTTCCATTTTCCAAGTTATCGATCCGATATATATACCCGATCGGCATGTAATATAATCAGATATTTTATTTTTAGTTTCTTTAAAATAGACCTGTTTTTAAATCGGGTTAAAATTGGTCAGTTCGAGTACAGGAGCCCGCCCATTCCGTCTTTAATGCGCAGGACATTGTAGTTCATCGCGTAAAAGTAGCGACCGTTGCCGCCAGCCAGAGTGCTCAGTGAGACGCCAGCGGGTGCGACGATGCGGAACGTATCGATGCGTGAAAAGTTCAGCGTGCCAGTCGGCTGAAGCTTTGACGTGTCCAGGCAGTAGGAAATAAGAGCGACGTTCGCCGTCGAGTTGCCGTGGTTGTAGCCGTAGGGGGTGTGGTAGTACTGGGGCACATCGATCCACTGGAACATGGAGCGCGAGTCGCCAATGTCCACGCCGTTAATCTGCGTCTTGAACTGGTAGTTGACAGCTGCGATCTGGGTGGCACCGGTGCTGTATGCCGTCGAGTAATTGTTGGCGGAGAAGGCCAGGAACTTGACGGGGTGAGCCAGGGCCAGCTCCTGCATGTTGGTGGTCGCGATGGGGATGCGGGTCATCTGGGTGATCAGCAGGTCCATGGGTGTGTTGGCGAAGTACTCACGCTCCGCCTGGTCCAGGTAGACGAAGTTGGTCCAGGCCTCGTACTGGAACGTGGAGTATGCGGCAGTCGCCGGCAGACCCGTCAGTGCCAGCGTCGAACCCAGGGTCGTGCTCCACGTGATGCGAAGCTCGACGTCGTGGTACTGGAGCGCCACCAGGGGCAGCGACACGTTCCAGTCCTTGCAGAAGAAAAACTTGAGCGGCAGGAACCCGTTGGTGACGTTGTTGGGACCCGCAGCGTTGTTGTTGAGGTAGCGCTGGGAGAAGTTCTGAGCACCAGTCACCGCCTCGACGTTGGACATCCATGTGATGTCCTGTGTGTCGACAATCTGGCCGCCGATGAGCAGCTCGATCTTGTCAATGACGTTGGTCCAGTTGATGCCTGGGATCAGAGCACCGGTTGAATCCTTGGCAATCAGGTACATGTAGTTGATGAGGTCACCCTTCTTCTCCAGACGGATCGTGGAGATGTTGCCAGCCGAGGGGTTACCCTGGATCAGCTGGCGTTCGGGTGAGTTGGCGTAGTGCGTGTAACGTTTGTAGCTGGAGCGGTAGAAAGAAACCTCTGGCTTACCAGTCAGCCACGCGTCCTGAGCACCGGTTGCAACGAGCTGAACGATACCACCAGACATTTACAATGGTGTGAGAAAAAAACTGGTCTCGTCGTTCGCCGCGAAGCGGCCATGGCAAACTTTCCACCTGCGGTGGAAAGGTATAAAAACTGGTCTCGAATCGAGAGACTTTCCACCTGCGGTGGAAAGGCGGCTCAGTCCTGAATCATGATGCCGCAATACTCGAGCGATCCTTCGATGGGTGTATAAATGCCCAGTGTTTTACAGAGCGCCTTGAGGTCTTTGAACGACGCCCAAAATTCAGGAGAGTGGTCGTACTCGTCGACTGTGACGTGAGCCAGCTCATGAATCAGAACATTCATCGCCGAGTTTATATCATCCTTGTCCAGGCAGATGTAAATCTCGTACCCTTTATTGACGTTGTATCCTATGGTGCCTCGATTCATCCGGGACCCGTGGATTCCCGTGAGGATACACCTCTTCCTGAGGCGAGCGAATCGCGGGTCAACCACCTCCGTGCTCTTGAGGTGGTTCAAGAGCACGTCGTACCGCTGACGAAGATCCGTCATGAGCGGCGCTTCACGGCGACTGCTCCACGCGGCAACAGCGAGGGTCACGATGAGCAGTCCCGTCTGTATGATACCGGATGCCATCCTACTGATCTAGACGTAGAAAAACAAACTGTGCATAAATGTCGGTAACGAGTCCCGTCTGTTCTGGAGCGATAGGTCCCCACTGAACACATCGAAACTCGGGTTCGAGCGCCTGACGAAGGACATTCCCGTCCAACAACGGTTCATATTTGGGTCCGTCTGCGTAAAATGGGCCATCCGTCAGACTCATGAGCACCTTGTCACCGTGGACCTCAAATACGTTACCGTGGGCATCTGGAGAACTCGCGCTTTCGATGAGACTCTTTTCGGGCGTGATGCCGATGAGGTGCCCTCCTGGCTTGACTGCCAACTTGATCGCCTTGATGCTCTGTTCAAAGTGATCTCCGAAAATGTACTGGATGGAAAAGTTGTAGCACACCGTGTCAAACGGACCTGCAAACGCCGCCTGACGAATGTCCCCGGTGCCTAGAAACCACACACCGAGACCGATTTCAAATGCCCGATCCTCCGCTTCATGGAGGGATTTCTCATCCGGATCGATGGCGGCGACCCGAGCACCGACAGACTTCCACTTGTGCCAATCGCCGCCGCGACCGCACCCACAATCGAGAACGTAAGAGTTCGGTGAGACCCATTGATTGATGAGGTCACGTTTCGCATGGTTATG